GCCTTTTAGGTATTGCATTACCTGTTCGTCATTTGTTCCGGATTTGCTCATGCTCTGACTGCTTCCGCTGCCTTGCTGTGTGCTTCCGCCTGCGCTCTGGCTTTGTCCTGTTTGACCCCATCCACCGAATAACCTTCCAACGTTTCCTGCGGCATTTGCCACATTTCCTATTGTGTTTGCTACTGTTCCAATGCCTCCGGCTAACATCAAGAAGTCGTCTATTCCAAACGCCATTTTTTAAAATAGCCGGGATTTCTCCCGGCTTCCTCCTTTCTTACAGTTTGTACAGCCCGGGCACGCTGTAAAGCGGCATCCTGCGAGTTGTCTTGTTTGCTACGCGAATTGCTCCGAAGAACTGCGGTTCGTTCTCTACAATTAACGTCCTTGCAATTTCCTCTTTTCCTTCTGTCATCCACTCTTGCGACAGTGTAGGAACTGCTTTGTAGTTGTCTGCATAGTGCCAGAAGTCGAGCGTTCCCGTTGCGTTGCTTCGCATTAAACCGCTTACACGGTTTGGTTTCATTCGGTAGTCTGCCCATGCTTCCTGATAGCCAAACGTTTCATCGTCTGTTGCTTCACCGGTGAGCATGATTTCTTTCTTTTTTACCGGCTGTTCACCCAGATTTGCGAACTGTGGCACGTAGTAATCCAGCCTGTCCTTTCTGCTCCAAAAACGCTCAAGGCCTTGTTGGTAGCTTCTGTTGTGTCTTACACAGCATACGCCAATCACAAAGCCGTGCTCTTCAAAGCTCTTCGTGAAAGAACTCTCGTTGATGGGTGTAACAGACATTGCACCGGTTTCACCAATAGGTGTGTCGTTGCTTGTCTGCTGGCCACTCGTCTGCACGATTTGGTTAATGTTTACGTGATAGCGTCCACCACCCAGATATTCAGGCACTTGTACCGTTTTATCTGAAATGATTACATCCCAGATTGCTTGCACCTGTTCACGGTATCTTGAGCCGCCCCGTGCCATTTCTTCGTAGTACTGTTGTACTGCGATGGCCTGTCTCAGCTGGTTGATAGTTGCTTGTGCTCCTGTTGCTGTTAGGTCTCCTGAAAGGTTTACGTACAGATTGCCTTGTTTTATTTGTGCTCCGCCTGATCCTGTTGCACCTGTTACTGTTGCCGCTCCACCACCGCCGCCGTCAATTGAACCTGCTGCCATTGAAGTTCCATTCATGAAGATTGTGCCCTGCGGTTTCTGTCCGGCTATATCTCTTAGTTCTACCGGATACAATCCGCTTAACGGGATTGTTACGTCTGGCCCTCTCTGCGGATATGGCAAACAGCTTGTGAAGTAGTCGTGGAATTTGTTTACTGGTAGAAGATTACCACCTGTTACAGCTTCCTGCAGCTCTTTTTCCATGGTGTCTTCTTCGCCTGTGCTCATTGTGTATGTCACATCTGCATCGTCACTTTTCAGCACTGCGGCGTTGTCTACGTTTTCATCCCTGAAAAATTCGTTCCAGATTTTAACATATGCTCTGATTGGCAGTGCGTTGACACTGAACGGTTTCTTTACTTTTGTGGGTACTCCCATATAGTCCAGTATCGATTTTTCATTCGGCATTGGGGACATTTCATTTCCGTTGATTTTGATTTGTGGTACAGAATACGTTTTTGCTGGCATCCATGGAGTTTCTTCTACTTCGCCCATAAAGTATTTAAAGTTGTCCCATAAAATGCGGTTTGGACAGAAGAAATAGTAAAAGTCGATAAAACTATCGTCCATTACTGGGTATTTTGGTGTTGTCATGCGGATAATTGCCGCTGTATCCACGCTGAAAGTGTCGCCCGGTAGTACTTCGTCCACGTAAAATGGGATGAGTCTGCCCGCGTCGAACGTTGTCAAAATCGTTTGGTCTCTATTGAATCTCGTTCGGCTTGCTTTTATCTGCGGAATCTGGTTAAAATGCCGTTCATTATTCCGATTCATTCTTTACCTCTCCTTCCTTTGACGTTTCCTTTGGCGTTTCCTTCTGCATCTCCTGTAGTGCAATTGTGTTTGCTTGCGCCGTTGCAATCATTCGGTGATATTCGTGAATGTTCTGCGGCCATTCGGTAATATCCATCTCTGTCCCGTCCAATGCTCCCTGTGAAAGGCTCTGCATAAACTGCGGGTCAAAACTCGCTTTTCTTACAATGTTTTTAATGTCGCATTCATCTGCATAGCTTTCAATTTCTGCTTGGATATCGATACTTTTGGTTTCTTGCAGATATTCTTTGCCTTCTTTATCTTTTGCCCAAACGTATTGTTTTCGCTGTTTTTCGCCTGATTCAGAAAAGAAGGGCTTTCGCCCTTCTTCGTACCTTTTATTCATTCGACTTACCCTCCCACACTTTCTCTTTGCAGTTGGTGAATTCTCCGTTTTCGTCGTTGAACACTGCCAGTTTGTACCCGGTGTAGTCCTGCGGTGACTGGCCGATAAAGGTCTTTTCGTCCTTCTGCATTACGTTGCACATGCGTGCAAACGTCTGGTCGTTTTTGCTTTCACCAATCCATGCGTAACATTTTGCTACGCTGTCCCAAACACCATAATAGGTGTGTTCCATTGCTTTTCTCCTTTTCTCTTACAGCCGAATACCGCCGCGCATAGGTTTCTGGCTCAGGTTGATGCTTTTCGTTTTTCGCGCGGTTACGTTAAACATGCGCTTGTCTTTCGCACCTTTCATTACTTTACGATGCCGGCCCATTGTTGTACTCCCTTCTCATTAGCTCTAATTCTATGTCGTTTGCCAATTTTTTCATTCTCCATATTTCATCGATGATTTTTTTTGCATCTTCGATTTTGGATACTTTTTTTATGAGCTTGAACTTTGCCTCGATGTTTGTATAGAGTCTTTCTTCTTGAAATCTTAATTCATTTTCGGTCTGGTCTCTGACGTTCCACGATTTTGCAATCATCTTTGTTTACTCCTTTTCGTTCGGCTGGTCGTGCAGAGCGTGATAGATCTCGTCCAGCTTTTCCAGAATCTGCATCATGATTTTGATTGCCTGCTTGACGTCTTTGATGCTGATAAGTGCCATTTGTTTACACCCCCTTTCTGTATTTATTTTCTCGCACGTCTATGTGCACAAAGTTATTGTACCTGATTACTCCACCGCCTAATTCGCCGAGCACCTTGCTCGCATATTCTGCCACCTCCTTGCTATTATGATTTTTTACTACAATGTCGGCCGCCATGCCTTTCACGTGATAGCTGTTTTTTGCGCCGCCTACTTTTGTGTTCCATGTTGGTGTTCTGTATCCTGAATTGATGATTACTGGTTCTTTAAAGTGCTCTCTGATTCTTTCTAAGAGTGCGAGCAGTTCAGGTGCCCACAAAAATTCTTTTGTTCCGTCTTTGCATCTAAATTCTTCTGCTTTGAAGTGTTGCGTTAATCGGTCGTTGTTTGTTTGGTTTAGGATTGCTGTACTCATTTTAGACCACCTCTTGTTTGTATTTTATTTTTTTCTGTTCGCTTTGTCAAGGTTTTTTTAAAAAATTTTGGCAAAGCGAGCAGATGCCCGCGGCAGGCGTTTTTAACATTTTCCACAGACTTTTCAACATTTCCACATTGTTAAACTTTAGCATAACAGAGTGTTTTAACATTTTAACATTTTCTCAACAAATCTTTTAACGTTTGTTTTTACTGTTTTTTAACGTTCTAACGTTCAAAATTATCTGTTTTCAACTTTTCCACTCACTCTACTACTACGGCTACAACAAGTTAATATTATAAATACGCGTGCGCATGTGCGCGCGTCTACGCGTGCGCATGTGCGCGCGATACATTAGCATCTATCGATAGCGACAGCCCCATGAGTTGGGGCGCTGTCGCAAGGGGGAGACCAAAGGTCTCCCCCTTGCTAAACTGAATAGAGTGTAATGTGCTGTTTTTAAATCATTTTTCGGTGTCTCTTTGAGAAACCAAACGGAAGAGTAAGCCCAGTACCCTACTTGATAGGTACTGGGCTTGGTGACACCAATTAGAGAATTCCACGTTTTTTCGTTTGTTTTTTGATAACACGCTCCTTTGTTTCTAACTGTGTTTTGTAGTCTTTGCCTTCCAGCTGTAGCCTTTTTTGCTCGATTGCTTTTCTTTGTCTGTTCTGCTTGATTCTCCAAAGCCTTTCAGGGTTTTCTTTTTCCATCATTTTTTCATAGTACCTCGGTATTTGTGCTTTCTTTCCGTTGGTGCATTGAATGTAGCCTTGTTTCCAGATTTCTTCTTTGTGCTCCTGATAGTAGGCATCTCCTAGCCCCGGTTTAAGTGACATACACGCGAATGGCTTTTGCTGTCCTAGCTCATAGTATGCATTTGATTTCTGGCCGTTAATTTCGTACATCTTTTTCGTTACGTATCCTGCAACATATCTATATGTTTCTGGTACTGCTTGTGCGATTTGGATTTGTCCGTTTCCCCATAGCTTCTTCATCCATTCACTTGTGTAATACCCGTTGTGGTGAATTTTGTACAGCTGTTTCAGGTCTGTTGCTTCCCATCCGTATAGTATCATATGGTAGTGCGGCCTTGCCGTTTGTTCTCCATATTCTCCCGCACAGAAGAACCTTAATTTTGCTTTGTATGCTTTTCTGAGTCTCTTTAAGAATTTTTGTACGTCTGTGTATAGTAGTGTTTGCACACTTTCCGGTGATTTTTCCCCCGGCTTCCATACATACTGTACTTTTCTCATGATTTCGCCCGTTTTAAGAATCATTCCCGGTACATGGTCATCATCATAGGTTAATGTTATAAACCATACTTGTTCTTTCGGCCATTGTCGCGCTTCTAGTTCAATTCTTGTTGTCCAGTCTTCTCTTTGCTGTATTCTGCATCCTATGCATTGCCCACAAGGTATTAACATAACCTTTGGTTCATACATCAAATCTTCATATTTTAATTTTTTGCCCACTCTTTCAGAAAAGCGGGCAAGTGAATACACTTGCCCGCTGATTTCTCTGTTTTCTGGGCTGTATATCCGTATTAACGGTTTATAGCAGCTCACTTTAAATAATCACCCGGCTTTCTCTTTTGTCCGTAGCTTCCTGTTTTGTCTTGCATGGTTATTGCGTTCTTTTTTGCGCCACCAAAGTTTTGTGCTGTTATGCCTCCATGCTCGTTTTTTCCGGATGTTCTGTTGTTTGGCACGTTGTTATTCATTACGTTATTGACACCCTGGTTAATTCCATCGAGTGCTTTTGCTAATCCATACGGTGACATTCCTGTTGAACTTAGCATCTGATTCCAGCTTTGTGCTGCGTTGTACCAATCACTTTGTGACCAGCTTTCACTGCTGTACGAGTTTGGCACAAAGCCGCTTGCCCTGCTTACTCCTAAAGCACTTGCTGTCGGTGCTCCCATGCTTGCGCCTGAAATCGTTCCTGCGCTACCTCCCGGCGTGCTTGCGCCGCCGTTTTGGAATGCCAATATAGGATTAAGTCCAGCTTTTTTCATGTCCTCAACTGCCCTCTGATAGGCTGTATTTGACATGTATTCTTGCCATTCCCGGTTTTTCATTGCTTCTGTCGAGTTAAAGTTCATTGCCGCCGCGTTCTCGATGTGATTGTATATGCCTTGCGCGATTGCTCCCAACGTGTTGTAACCCATCTGTTCTAGCATCGATCGCTGGTTAAACTGGCTTTGTCTTTGTCCTTCTGCGTTCTGATATTGGTATGCGCCTTTTAGGTATTGCATTACCTGTTCGTCATTTGTTCCGGATTTGCTCATGCTC